TTAAACCGAATCGACAATTACCGATCAACCAAGAGCCATGACAAAGATAGAAACAAAAGCTCAATACGATTGGGCAGTAAAAAGAGTTGAGGAATTACTTCCACTGGTTACAGATGAAACCCCTCTGGATAATCCTCACAGTATAGAGTTGGAATTACTTTCTAATCTCGTTGCAGATTATTCTGAAGAACATTTCGCACTGGGAGAACCAACGCTGGTTGATGTTCTCAAACTTCGTATGTATGAGATGGGACTTAATCAGAAATCTTTAGCAAAATTAATCGGAGTCAGTCCTTCACGCTTGAGTGATTATATTTCCGGTAAATGTGAACCGACCTTGAAAGTAGCCCGCGAAATTAGCCAGAAATTGAATATTGACGCCAATATAGTACTGGGTGTTTAATATGAGTATAGAAAACAGAAAAACCGCTTAATTCACAATGGAATAAGCGGTTTTAAGTCGGAGCCGAAAGCGGGACTCACCAACGTTCCAACAAGTCAGGAAGTTAGCCCGGCTTTTCGGCTAATGGTATAGCATCTCAGTATAGCGATGCGGAATTTATAATTAATTCTCAGAGGAGAATATCTTACTTTTAATTACTCCAATCTTCTCTATCAACTCTTCTTTGCCACTATTAATGATAGTTTTTATTATATATTTTTGCTTTTCCTGATCGGTAATACAAATAGGCATACTATCAATAAACGTTTTAAGCATCGGTACAACAGATGAACCTAAGTTTATATCTGAATTATTAGATATAAAAGTTTCACACTCCAAAGCACGAATATAAGCCATAAAGGCACGGCTGTAGTTGTTATTATTAATTGATAAAGAGGCCGAAATTATAGATGCAGAAAACGCATTCATAATAGATTGAGTATCCGCTTTCTTATTGAATTCAGTTTTTAAACGTTCTTCTAAAGAATTGATATTTTCAAGAGCAAAATTATTCACGCGTATTTCAAGCTCTTTCAACCGATTATCAAGTGACAAAGCATTCCAAATCTGGAATCCAACAGCAAAAGCAGTGGCTAATGATATTATAGCCACAATTATACCAAGATAATCAATACCCAAATTATTTGATCTAGGTAAGGCTACAGCCAGTGCGATGAATGATATGACGAGACTAATAGGTGCTAAGTATTTCATAGTGCAATTATTAAATTGGAGTCAATATAAAAACTATCTCTTATTTATTTTACCATAAAAATAACTACGGCGGATTGTCACGTCAGGATAATCTCTCAACAGACTCTGAACTATCAACATTTCAGCCTCACTGGTTTGAGGACCAAGCATTATTTCCATAGTCTTCATTTTCTCTGGATTCAATGGCATATCAATATATTCAGTTTTAAGTGGATAATTAACTTGAGTTGCCCTAACAGAGTCTATAATCGAATTGAAAAAAAGTTCAAAGTCATTCATCGAGGATTGTTCTTTCAAATTCTCATTATAAACAGGAAGTAACATTACCTTAAAACGACTTTCTTTTTGAAATTCCCATTCTTTCCTTTTATAAAATCCTATGCGACTAATATGAGTTTTTATATAAGTTCTTCCATAATTCTTAAATTCAGATATATTTTTTATTTCTTCTTCAGGATTAGGGACATATTTCACATCATACAATCTAGCTTCATTCATGTATGACAAAACGATATATTCTCTAGTTATATCTCCAACACCTGGGAAAAAAGATCTAAACTGGTCATTCACTCGATAAGTAATAAACATATCTTCATCAATCCCAATTCTGACCCCCTTATAGCCTGTATACATTTTCCATAGAGAAAGATTCTCCATTGCATCTTTTGTCCAGCATGAAACAAAACTATACATGCCAAGTCTTGCATTAGTAGGCCCAGAGCCGTAACAAGACTCCTCGACATCATCAACTCGATCTAATCTATTGAATCGAATTTTATTACTATGCAATATCAAGGCTAATGTTTCTATAGATGTATAATGATATATTTTCATGATAATATAAAATCTTACAACACTAAACAGATGACTTAGCTTTAATAGCATCAAGTCTTTTCTTAAAGTTATCTCTAATAATAATACTGGCTTTATTAGGATCTAGTAGACTCAAATTTTCGTAAAAAGAAGTATTGCAGCGTGGGCATTGTTTACCATATAATGGAGTATGACATTTCGGACAACAAGCTTGCAAATCATTCAAATGCCATTGTTCTAATGCATAATACCCAGAAAACGTCCACAATATACCATCCAAATATTCTTCTTTATAACCACTCTGTACTTCTTTTATTAAAGCACGATTCCTTTCTCTCTCTTTTGCTTTTTCTTGATTCGCTCTATATCCTGAAAAATGAAGTACAATAAATAGGATAATAACTAATCCTATAAGAAACAGAAAAAAAATCCACAACTCAAGCTTTATACGTAACAAACTACCTATCCACTGTATGAAGCTCCAAATCATACCAGGAAATGAGTAATCTTTAAAAATTTCACAAAGCCATCCAGCAAGAAATGCAGAAAGCACCCCACCTACCCATTTTACAATACTATGCCATTTCATTATGGTTTATAATTATTTTTTTATTCTCAAGTAGCCATTTTCATCCACACACACTACGAACTCCTTCTCTACTTTTTTTTCTGTTGAGGCTGGAGTTTTGCCTTTCAGCATTTCACCTTCTCCACGAAGTAACCATTCAGCAGAAATAATCTCATAAGTGATTAGTATTCTTGTAATAGTTTCTAAAGACAATCCCCTTTCTCCTTTTAGCTGCTGGTTCAAGGTATTTTGTTTCACTCCTATAGATTCCGCGAAAGCCCTCTCTGAAAGCCCTGTATGGCTTATAACTCTTTTAATTCTTTCTATCATGTTAGTTTATTTATAATCATTACAAATAATCTCTTTTGAGATAAATTAATCTCGCTTTTGTTTTTAGTAATCTCATTTGTGATTATATTTGCATCGTGATAAACAAATAAAGGTTATCACAGATACAAATAATTTGATGTAATATGTAAAGGTATTAAAAAGAGTATGGGAAAAGACAGATTAAAGGTTAAAAAGTTCAAATCAAATCTCAACAGAGAGCGAGGATTGATAATGGCAACGGGAGCTGAACGGGCATTGCCTTTGATTCCCGTGGGTGAAACAGCGGAATTTAGTGAGATGGAATTTCGTTCAAGTGTAATCCGCACAGCGATAAACCGTCTTGAACAGCTTGGCTATAAGTTCGATTGCACTACTAAAGGCTGTATTGGTTATTGTCTAGTAACACGTACGGAATGAGTTTAGATTTTCAAATTATTAAGCAGCAAGCGATATGGGAAGTTTTAAGGTAATAATGATGCGATTCTTATGCTTATTTGATAAGCCAAAGAAAAAATTCGTATTGACCAATAGATATATAATAAGAGATGGAGTTAGGCTTTACAGAATAAAGTGTATAAAATCATTCGGACCATTTAAAAAAGGAGAATTGGGAGGTTATGTAGAAAGAGAAGATAACCTCAGCCAATTTGGTAATGCATGGGTATACGATGATGCATGTGTTTTTGGTCATGCAAGAGTTTACGATAATGCAATTGCATGCGGAAATGTGTGTATATCTGGAAATGCAGAAGTATATGGTAATGCGTTTCTCTGTAATAATGCAAAGGTTTACGGAAATGCAAAGATACATGGAAAAGCAAATATACAAGACAATGCAAAAGTATTTGATTATGCCGATGTATTTGGAAATTCAACTGTATCCGGTAATGCAAAGGTATTCGGTAATGCATTCATTTCCGGAGGAGCAATAATTTACGAAAGGGCAAAAGTGGGAGGATACGCATTGGTAAGCGATGAATCAAAGGTATTTGGCGACGCTTGTATATCAGGCTATTCAACGATATTACGTAATGTATCGATATGTGGTGAAGCATATATATCAGGTTATGCGTTTATTGAAGATGACAGCAAACACTGTGGCTTTGACTATAGAATTTTTAATGAGAAACACGTCCATGCTTATATGACAAAATACAAAAAAATAGAGATAACGTGTGGGCTTTTCTGTGGAGACATTGAAGCTTTTGAAAAAATAGCCAAGGGAACTGGGGATGAAAATGAATGCCAGGCAATCATTGCCATCATCAAAGCAAGATTCGGTTTGGATGGATAACGATAAAGTTGTACTGATTGAGCTTCCGGATGATGTAGCACTGTTGCTACATGCTCGTAGCCGTGGAAGCCATTAAAAAGGAGAAGTTCTTTGAATAAGACACATCCATCTCACATCCCAACTTAATTGATTTTAGCCTTGTGCAGTAAATCCCCCATGTGTATGCATGTCATACGCCTTTGCAGATATTGTAACCGTTAATCCATCGTTAGTAGATTCAATAGTTAGAAGTTCCATTTTTTCAAACTCTTCAAGAATCAATCCGACCTGGAATGGAAGGCATCCACAATATTGAGATAATTCACGGTTATTAATATCAATTTCGAGGGAATTAGAAGACAGCAAATACTCTAAAGCTAAGTCTTTCATTTGGGGTGTAATAAGCTTGATTGCCATAAGATTAATGATTTAGTGAATAATACCACAAAGATAACAAATATGATGACAAGTTCGGACATAAACAGGCTGGCAGCAAAGGTGGCAGAACAGGTGCTGCAGATGACAGATGAGCTGATGACTCCCAAGCAGGCGGCTGAATACTTAGGAATAAGCCTGAACGCCCTGCAACAGCGGAGGTCCAAGACACAGATACCATCCCACAAGAAAGACGGATGCGTGTACTACAGTAAAAGAGAATTAACCGAATATTATCTGAATCTATGAAACTGAATGACATGACTAAGGGGGCACTTTTATGCCTCGGAATGCTGGTAATTATGGCGATAGCCGGAACATGCGACTACCAGGATGCCACACACTTCCAACGTACAGAGGAAGAAAAGGATATTGAGCCTGCAGACACTACAGAGAGTGCATACGATGTGATGCGATACGTGCAGGCAATGGAGGATAAGAAACTACCGCAGTGATGCGCTATACATCATACTTTAACTCATTTCATCCCGGTCCAGCAATGGGCCGGGATATTCTAAAGCAACATCATAAAAACATAAGATAATGGAAACAACGAACAGGAAGTCTAAAGAGGATGACATGATTGTATTGTTACCTCTTACCAATGCAGATCCTCCGTCACATGTGGAGATGGACGAGCATCTGGCACATGCGAAAGAACAGGTAAGCAGAATAAGTTCAATTAAGCCAGTCCGCAAAATACACATTCCGAACGGGTATGTGATGACTACACGGCCAGAGGTATGGGATGGATACAAGCTGGATGCTAAATCAACAGTATTTAAGTGATAACCTAAAATGTAATAGAAATGGGAACATGGTTTGAATGTAAAATCCGTTACGAAAAAACGATGGAGAACGGAATGAGAAAGAAAGTAAACGAGTTGTATTTGATAGATGCAATGAGCTTTACAGAAGCAGAATCGCGTATCATTGAAGAAATGAAGCCATTCATAAGTGGTGAGTTCAAGGTGACAGCAATCAAGCTGGCCAACTACAGAGAGTATTTCAACAATGACAATGAATATGCAGATAAGTGGTATAAGGTAAAAGCCAACTTTATCACGGTGGACGAGAAGTCTGGTAAAGAAAAGCGGTCAAGCTGGTATGCACTGGTAAAGTCAGACAGTACAGTCAATGCGGAGAAGTATTTCCATGAACGGATGAAGGGAACACTGTCGGACTACATTGTAGAGTCCGTATCTGAAACGGCCCTCATGGATGTGTACACATACGAAACAGAGTCTGAAACAGAAGAAACGAAATAGGAATATGACCACAATCTATGTACATCCGTCAGTAATGAAAAGAATAAAATCGGGCAACCTCTCTCCTATCACGACCAGATATGAGGTTGATGTGGGTGAAATTGTGGAAGTGATGGATGATGATGAGGTTAGTTCCGTCATTACAAAAGTAAAGAGTGTGAGGAAAATGGCTGTAGGTCTGTACCAGGTTGAATTAAAAGATCCGGCCACGGCATTTATCGAGTAATAAAGAATAAGAATTAGAAGTCACTGGCTCCATCAGGATAACAAACAAATAATCTCATGGTATAGTGTTTAAGGTTGGTTATAGGTTGGAATAGGTAAAGGTAATGAGATTGGGAGCCGGTGATTTTTTATAGATACTATGTGGAACAATAAACGAAAAAGCAAGACATCAGGAAAGACGGAGCATCAGAAGCTGGTAGCAACGCTGGACAGATGGTTCTCAAAGTACATCCGGTTGAGGGATTCGTTCGTGAGCAATGGAGAGTTGTTTTTCCGCTGTATCAGCTGTGGAAAAATTAAGTCATACGATGAGGCTGATTGTGGCCACTACATCAACAGAGGTCACATGTCAACCAGATTTGATGAAGACAACTGCCATGCACAATGTAAGTTCTGCAATCGGTTTGATGAAGGAAACATCTACAACTACCGGGAACGGCTGATAAATAAAATCGGCCTGAGCCGGGTGCTCCTACTTGAAGCAAAGAAGAACCAGACCTGCAAGCTGGGTGATTTTGAGCTGAAAGCGCTGATAAGTCATTACAAAGCGGAGGTCAAAAAGCTGGAGGAAGAAAAGAGAAAATGAAAAGGGAGATGCCTGTACATCTCCCCGAGCTGGATTTACGCTGCTTTATTAGCATCTACCAAAAATGAAAAGAATTTACCTCTTTTCGGATAGATTCTTTTACCGTTTTTGACGATATAGCGACAAAATACGCGAATCTTACCAGTCTCATTTTGCAATTGCTTGGGAGTTTTCATCTTGTTATACACCTCCTTTCTTCTTATCCACCAACCTGTATTGGCAGATTTAAGCAGCTGCATCCTGTCAAATGCAGCTGAAAAAAGCCCAAAGTTACAGGACAATGGGCTTAAATTTCTTCTCTTAGCATGATATGGCAGTAGGAGAAGCAGAGGACAGCGAATGACAGTTCGCTGAAAGGAGGATTATTCTCCAAACAATTGCGGTACAAATATAGGGTATTATCGCATAATGATAGTCAATTTAATAACAAAAATTAGTAAAGAAAGTAAGAAAGAAATGGATGATAGAACAATGAATATACCCATAAAAGAATGGGAGGAAATTAAAAGAAAAATGAATGAACTGACGCAAAAGATTGACATACTGTACAATAGAGAGAAAAACTTTGTGTCAATTTCGGAGTTGTGTGATTGGCTCAACATATCGCGCACAACATTATGGAGGTTAAGAAGTGAAGGAAAGATAAAGACCTACCTTATAGGAGGTAAGATGGTAGCGAATAAGGATGAGATTCAGACGCTGCTGAATGAAGGAAAGATATAATTGAAATAACATGTTTGACAAGATGATTTTTAATGCTAAGATTGACTTTGTACGTGATGCAGAAAGGATAGCCAGGAAGCACCATCTGATACAATGTACGGAGGGAAACGAAATCTATTATCAGTCATCGGCATTAAGCAACATCGAGGGTATATGGTGGAAGATACGAGGAAGAACGGCTCAGATTAAATGCTCACTGCATAAGATATTCTGGAGGTGCAGATATGGAACGCTGGACAACTCTCAGATGTTCACCATATCGGATGCCAAACAGATTATATCAGAGCTGCTGGATGAATGGGACATAAACCCGGAACAGGTAAGAATCACCTATTATGAGGTAGGTCTGAATATACCAGTTGACCATGATCCGATTGAGTACATATCTCTGGCCGAATCTATTGGTGTAATGAGGAACAGGGAGCTCTTCAATGATGCGAACTTTGAAAAGAACCGTCAGAAAACAACGGAGAAATCAAAAAACATCAAGAAGGTTTTCAAGATTTATGACAAAGGATTTGAGGCACGTGATAAGGGAAGGCTATGTGAAGGTAATATTCTAAGGATTGAGACCATATACAGGAGACAGTCTGTCAACCTGATTGACTTTTTCTCTGAGAAGTCGATATACAACATCATACATACCTTCTACCGTGACTGGGCCACAATAGGATTCAGGCAGAGACTAACTGCAGACAAAGGTATCAAATCAAGCCAGATAGATAAGGCTGAGGCTTTGTTGAGGCTGGGAAGGGATGACTACCTGAGAAGTACATACGAACGTTGGAAGTCAGGACATTTGACTGACAAGCAATATCGTACTATAAGAGAGTTCATCAACTCATGGGATGAGATTAAATGCCATTTCAGGATGCTTCAATCACCTCATGAGATTGAGTATAAGACCAAGTTACTGAGCCTTTTCAATGAGGCAAAAAATTAATGACCTTATAGGCATATAGAAATATGACTGAAAATCAAAGAAATAACTTTTTCGTGAAACGTATTGAAACAGCGTTTGTTTCATTTAGGGAGTTATTTTGTGTCCGATTATCTTTTCAGGTAACTTGTCCTATACAGCCATTAGCTGGTCGGTAAACCTTAAAACAAGGATATGGAAAAAGAGAAACGAACAATCTGTTATGCGACTAACAGGAAAGACGAAATAGCAAGAATACAGGCTGAATATTCCTTACCTGCAGGATACAACATCAATAGAGAAGTTGAATGTATGCTGTCAAAGGATGACATCAGGAACTTGCAGGAAGAAGTGAAGAAAGGTTTGATTGAGATTAGGAGGAAATAAATATGACAAGACAAGAATCAGAAAGAAAGCTAAATGAGCTGAGGAAGAAATATATCACCTTGGTTTCATCAATGAACATAGCGAAGGCGCAGAAAGTAAAGAACAAGATTGAGCAACTGGAAAGAGAGCTGGAGCCACATTCTTTGGGAGAAATTCTTCAGGACTATACGCCGGAGTTCAAATTAGAGATGCTTCGCAAGATGCACAAGCTGTTCATCTACTCCGATTTGCTTGAAGGTGCGGCACTGGAGTTCCAGTCTGAACTTGAATCAAACGGAATAGATGCTCAGGTAGTTTTTCAGGTAAAGCGCGTACTGAAAGAACTGAGAAGCATAGTACGAATACCGGATGAAGAGAAAAACGCTTCACTGTCTGACAACTTTGCCGGGATGTGTGATGAAGCCGGACTTGTAGTGAGTAACATAATCAACAAATATCTTGCAAAATGATAACGGAAAATGACCCAATGCTTCCACGTAAAGTGGATTTGGAGAAGAACCCTTCTGGAACCGAACTGAAAATCGCCCAGCATCGGGAACTGGAGAAACATGGAAAGTATGTAGCTATCCCAGGCGACAAGACACGGACGCGAATTTTCGTCCGTAACGGTGAGGATGCTGAGAAGAAGATAGCCGCTTACTTGGAGAAAATCAACAACCGACCTCAAAAATGGAACTGATATGATAAAGTTACTTTATATAGACCTTTTCTGCGGTGCCGGGGGAACCAGTACCGGAGTAGAAAACGCACGCTACGCAGATGAACAGTGCGCTAAAGTTGTCGCTTGTGTGAACCACGACGCAAACGCTATCGCCAGCCATGCGGCCAATCACCCGGATGCGCTCCACTTCACGGAGGACATCAGAACTTTAGAACTGTCTCCTTTGGTGGCCCATGTAGAACGAATGAAGAAGATTTATCCGGATGCACTGATTGTATTATGGGCCAGCCTTGAATGTACGAATTTCAGTAAAGCTAAAGGTGGGCAGCCACGGGACGCCGATAGTCGTACTCTTGCTGAACACCTTTTCCGTTATATAGAATCAATTGACCCAGACTACATACAGATAGAGAACGTTGAGGAGTTCATGTCATGGGGCGATATGGATGAACATGGGCACCCTATCAGCAAGGACAAAGGACGATGCTATGAGAAGTGGAAACGCAACGTCAGGAAATATGGCTACGATTTTGACTGGAGAATCCTGAATTCAGCCGATTATGGTGCATACACCACCCGTAAGCGGTTCTTCGGTATCTTTGCCAAGCGTGGACTTCCGATTGTGTTCCCTGAACCTACTCACTGCAAGGATGGGAAGTCGGATATGTTCGGAAAGTTGGAAAAGTGGAAGCCGGTCAAGGAAGTGCTGGACTTCTCAGACGAAGGAGATAGTATATTCTGCAGGAAGAAGCCGCTGGCCGAGAAAACTCTTGAACGCATCTATGCCGGTCTGATTAAGTTTGTGGCCGGAGGAAAAGATGCTTTTATTGTAAAGTATAACTCCATGAGTCGGACGGGGAAATACCAGGCACCAAGCGTTGACGAACCATGCCCGGTTGTGGCAACACAAGGACGGCTTGCATTGGCAAAGGTAAACTTTGTTCATAGTTCTTTCGTGTCTGCTTATTATGGGAATGGTCACAATCACTCTGTAGAACAACCTGCACCAACGGTTACGACAAAAGACAGGTTAGCATTGGTAAATACGAGTTTTTTGTGTTCATACAATTTTAAGGATACAGGAAAGAACATTAATCTGCCATGCCCCACTTTGTTGACTAAAGACAGGCTTGCATTGGTAAATTCTGTTTTCATAGACAACCAATACGGTACCGGAAAACCGACATCCATTGAGCAACCGGTTGGTACAGTAACCACGGTTCCTAAGTTCAATGTGGTAAGCTGCAAACCGTGGATAATGAACACAGCTTTCTCAAATGTAGGAAGCAGTATAGAACAGCCGTCACAAACAATCACGGCCAACCGTAAATGGCATTACCTTATGAATCCGCAGTTTGCCAGTGCCGGAGGTTCTGTGAACAACCCTTGTTTCACATTGATAGCACGGATGGATAAAATGCCGCCTTATCTTGTAGAAGTTGAAGGAGGTATCGGTATACAGGTCACACCCGTGGACAGTCCGATGACAATCAATATTAAGGAGTTTATGGCTTTGTATGGTATCATCGACATCAAGATGCGTATGCTTCGGATAGCAGAACTCAAGAAGATAATGGGCTTCCCTGAAGACTATGTACTGATTGGCCCCCAGTCAGACCAGAAGAAGTTTATCGGTAACGCCGTGGAGGTGAACATGGCCCGCGTGCTTTGTGAGGCTATCTGTAAGGAGATTATCAGAAAACGAAAGGTTGCGTGATATGGGAAAGCAGGAAAGTATGGATGACTGGTTTCAGATGGCTAAGGATTTGGCCAAAGCTGAAAGGGAACTGAAAATCGAGAATTGGGTGCAAATCAGCATCTGCTACGGTCACGGCCATCAATCTGTCATCCTATACACCTACGACCTTCCGCGTGAGGTGTACGAAAGAAGAATGTGGGTAATCAGATGGAGGGTGGCCAGACTGCAATGCCAGCATCCGAGGAATGATGTGTACACTTCTTTTTACTACTACGACAAGCGTTCAGGAGAGTCGCTTGAGGTGAGTTCCTGCCTATCTAAACTGATTTCGGCCAAAGCCCAGATAACAAAAGCAGAACGCAAGATGAATGAGTACATCGAGCACAACCGTCAGAACAACATGTTCTTTGACGAGGATACGGACGCGGAGCTGGTTAAGTTTAGAGAGAAACTGGAGCGCAAGAAACTCGAGTGTGCTGAGTGTGAGAAACGGTTGGAATTATTAGTTGAAAGAAGGAGGAGTAATCAATGAAAGAAACTCAACTGTCCTTAAACTTGGAATATGGAATTAGTAGAGAACAGGCTTGTATCCTTTGCCATCTTTCATCCGAATGTGCCGGATGTTGTGTGAAATGCAAGGCGGAAGGAAAGAACGGAACTTGTTACGGACAAAATTGCTCGATACCGTCCAGAGACCATGACGGACAAAGGTGGGACGCATGGATGCACATTGTGTCTACCTCGCTTCCAGAACTCAAACGATTTATACCAGTGAAATACAGAAAACATTTAAAAACAAAAAAGTGATATGGCAAACATTGTCAAATTAACCGGATGCAAGGAGGTTTCGCATGATATATATGCTTACTTCACTTGTGATGCTGAAAAAGCATTGAAAGCTTTGGAACTTGAGATACCGTGTACTGGAGCAAATAGCACTGGAGCATACAACATTTACTTTAATGATGTGGGAGAAATTATCTGTGAGTACATGACGTTCTGCGTTACACGTGAGTTTAAGAAGGTTCCATCCATACAGGATGCTGTTGAATGGATGGATAAGAAAATGAATGGAAATGAGTAAAACAAAACTATATTACCTGTTCCTGGCGGTCATGTGGTGGCTGCTGGGATAGGTGGAAAGGAGAATTAAAATGCAAATATCAATCACTGAAAAGGAAGTAAATGCAATAGACTTCGGATTGGAACAGATTAGAGACGCATTGGAAGGTTCCTATTCTGAGGAATACAAACAGGATGCTGAAGAAGCTATGAGAAGCCTGGGTAATATATTAAGAAAATGCCATTTGGCGAGAGAAAAGGCTAACGACCTAAATGATGCCAAAAGATACATTCGCTCAAAAAGTGGATGGATGCCGCCTACCAAGCTTGATAAAATGGCAAGATTATTAATAAAAAAATCAAAGAAGGAATGATATGACAAGAAAAGAAAAAATGCTTAGGGAAGCCGTTCACCAGCATTACCAGTGTAATGGGGAGTATGCTTGTGGAGAACGTGCTTATTGTCGATTTTGCGATGGCGATAACATAGCACATGACTGTGATGAAGATTGTTGTGCAGATGAGTTTAGCGAGGGATTTTTAGCAGGTTGGGATGCCTGCTTAAAATACCTTGGGAATATACCTTGGAATGAAGCCATGAATGAGATTTGTAACCGATAAAAGTAAAAGGAGGAGAAATGAATATAAAAGGACAAATAACCGTAGTGAAAGATATAGAATCAATCACTACAAGGGATAAAAGAATAATCTTAAAGCGTACAGCAGTAGTAGAAACTGACGGAGGGAAATACGCTCAGTCGCTGGCTTTCGATGTGATGGGAGAAGATGTAAACAACCAATGGCTGTCAGTTGGCCAGAAAGTAGAAGTAGATTACAACTGTCATGTAACAGAGTTTAATGGAAAGTTATACAACAATATCAGAGCATGGCGAATAATTGAATGTAAGGATGGGCAAGGATAAAAGAGTGATGGTGAGGTTTGATGAATCAACATTTATGGCACTGAATGAGGTAGCCATAAAGATGGGAACAAATCTCTCTGTAGTAATCAGGGCGTTTTGCAGAAAACAAATAAGTGACATAACAGATACAAATGGAAACATAATACTCCATGAGAAACGAACGCAAAGCAAACAGCAAGGTGTTATTGATGATAGCTAAGCTGTATGAAAGACTCTCAGACATATCAGCAAAGGACCGGCAAATATACTATGCCGGTCTAAGCTATGAAGATATATTTCAGGATACGATTATAAAAGTAAGTACAGATGAGAAAGCAGCGGAAATAACAGATGAGAATGAATTTGTAAAGTATTTCATTTACAGAATGAGAACGGTGCAGTACCAGACAATAAAGAACTCAAAACGATTAAAAATCACAACTTATGCCGACAATTTACAAGCCAAAGAAAGCGAAAAAGAAGGAGAATAACCTCTATGATGAGGAAAGAAGGAAGATATACAAATCAACCAGATGGAGGAAGTTGAGAGAATTAAAGATAGCACAGCAGCCACTATGTGAGATGTGCCTGAAGGAAGGAAAGACAACCATTGCAGAGGATGTGCATCACATCGAATCATTCATGTCAACAGATGATCCGATGAGAAGGATGGCTTTAGCCTATGATTATGAGAACCTAATGAGCATTTGTAAGATGCATCATCAAATGATACATAACAAATCGAATGGGAATGACATCAAAGGGGGTATGGGGTGAAATTTTAGAAGGTCAAGTAACTTGAACCTCGCCCCACCCCATTCGACACGCGAGGCAATTTTTGAAAAAAGCCAAAATAGGGATTTTGTTGCGATGTGTTAAAACAATGATTTCGTCTGACAAAAATCACGTTTGAAAAAAAGAGAAAACTATGGCAGAAACAACTCTGGTGCAGTTTAAACTGCCCAAAAACGTAAAGCATAAAGAAGCTAAAAAACTCATTTGCAACCTTGTGAGAGATATGAATGAGCGTGGTGAGCTGGCTCCGTTCGATGTGGCCTTATTACACCGGATGGCAACAGCTTATGAAATGTATCTTATCTGTGTGGATAAGATTACTACAGACGGAATGACGATGACAAACAAAAAGGGAGAAATGGTAAAAAGGCCGGAGGTAAATATTCTGAAAGAAAACTGGTCGCAGTTTCTGGAACTGGCTAAAGAGTTCGGGCTGACTGCAATGAGCAAACGAAAACTGAAAACGATGAAGAATATTGATGAGGCTATCCAGTCACCTTTGAAAGAATACCTCCGTGAACACCAGGTATGACACGAAAAAAGAAATACATACAATATGCAGAAGATATACTAAGCGGAAAGATTGTAACAGGACATTACATAAAACTGGCTGCTGAGCGTTTCTTTAGATTAATGTATGATGAACGGTATGAGTTCAGAGAAGACAAGGTAGAGCAGGTATGTGAATTCATATCAATCATCCACCATTACACCGGGAAACATGCTGGAAAGCCATTTGTCCTGGAAGCATGGCAGGAGTGGATTGTTGCTTCCATGTATGGCTTTTACCTGAGAGGAACCAATGAAAGACTGGTGCAATCGGCTTACATCGAGATGGCGCGAAAGCAGGGAAAATCCGCTTTTGCGTCTGCGTTGTGTTTGTACCATCTGATAGCAGACGGTGAAATGAACGCGGAGGTCTATATGGCGGCCAATTCCAAAGACCAGGCAAAGGTATCTTTCAACATGGCATCAAACTTTAGCAAGATGTTGGACCCCGGGAAAGAGTTTCTGGATCCATACAGAGACACCATAAAGTACGAAAGAACGCTGAGTTTCCTGAAAGTACTGGCAGCCGATTCAAGCAAGCTCGACGGTCCGAATGCATCCATGTATCTGATTGACGAATATCACGCGGCCAAAAACTCAGGCGTGAAAGATGTATTGCAATCCTCACAAGGTATGCGAGAGAATCCGATGGCAGTAATCATTACTACTGCAGGATTTGACCGACTGGGAGTATGTTACCAGTACAGGGAAATGTGTACGGAGGTAGTGTCGGGGCTGAAAGAAGATGATACGCTGTTTATTGCTATTTACTGCCTGGATAAAGAAGATGACTGGAAAGATGAGGCTGTATGGGTAAAGAGTAATCCAAATTTGGGAGTCACAGTACAACCTAAATACATAAAAACACAAGTAAAGAAAGCAATCAATACACCATCCGATGAGGTAGGTATCAAGACAAAAAACCTGAATATCTGGTGTGATGCGGAGAAGATATGGATAAAGGATGATTACATATTGGCCGCGTCTGCCAATGTCAACCTTGAAGATTATAGCGGATTAGATTGCTTCATCGGAGTAGACCTCTCCTCTACTTCCGACTTGACGGCTTTTTCCGTGATGATACCCACCACAGAAAAGATGGTTTGGAAAACATTCTACTTTCTTCCGGAAGCGGCATTAACTGAAAAGAGATTCAAAGAGCTGTATGGAGAATGGGCACGACAAGGGGCATTATGCATCACTCCGGGAAACGTGGTAGACTATGATTTCATTCTCAACAAAATTATGGAGATAGGTCAGATTCTTAATATTGTAACCATAGGATATGACAGCTGGAATGCTACTCAGTTCGTCATTAACTGTACAGAAAAAGGATTGCCGATGGAACCGTATTCACAGAGCATCGGAAACTTCAACAAGCCGACAAAAGAACTGGAAAGGTTATTGCTGTCAGGAGTGGCAGTAATTGACAATAATATCATTACCCGACACTGTTTCCGTAACGTGGTAATGGCACGTGACAAGAACGGGAACACGAAACCAAGCAAACAATACGAAGAGAAAAAGATTGACGGGGTAATTGCCATGATTGAAGCTCTGGGAGTTTATCTGATGTGCCCAAGATACGATAATGTGATTTATTAGTTTGTCTGACAAAAATTTCGTTTCAAATAAAAACGAAATGAAATTATTTGGCTACGAGTTTAGAAAGATTTCCAAGAAGGAAATATCTCAGGTGTCAGCTTATGGAGGAACAGGTTTAATTCAGCTGGCATCACGCGAATACCCTATGTTATTGAGTACGGTGTACAGGTGTGTAGACCTAATATCCGATTCAGTGGCTGTATTGCCGCTGGAAGTGTTCAGGCTGGATGAAGCCGGGTTCAAGATGAAAGACACGAAACATCCTATTTATGAGCTGCTGGATCTGGAGCCAAACGAGAACATGACGCGCTACGTTTTCATAAAAACTCTTATGGCATCCGTATTGCTGACCGGTAACGGATATGCATTCATAGAACGTGGTGAGGATGGAGTCACTCCTATCCAACTGGTGTACATCCCATCCAACCAGGTATCAATACAATGGATAGTAGACAAAGAAGGAATAAGGAGGAAAAGATACCTGGTATCCGGATTTACGCAACTGGTTGAACCATGCGACATGATACATGTGCTTAATTTCAGTTATGATGGAATTATCGGGGTATCTACGTTGACACATGCCAGACAGACTTTAGGAATCGCTACAAGTTCTGAGGAACATGCTGCCGGATTCTTCAAGTCGGGGGCCGCAGTAAGCGGTGTGCTGACAATAGAAGGCGCACGACTGACGAAGGAACAAAAAGAACAAAATTATAAGCAATGGGAAGAGCGTTCCAACTCTAATAATGGTCGTCCGGGTGGTATTGTAATCCTGGAAGGAAACATGAAGTACCAGCCAATATCCATTTCACCAAAAGATTCTCAGTTGCTGGAAAGCCGTCAATTCAATGTAGTGGATATATGCCGTTTCTTTTCGGTATCTCCTGTTAAAGCGTTTGACCTGAGTAAATCCTCCTACTCTACCATCGAAGCCACACAGCTTGAATATCTGACAGATACAGCCTTGCCGGTCATCACCAAGATAGAGCAAGAAATAAACCGGAAAGTATTCAGCAGAACAGAAAGAAGCATGTACAAGGCAGAATTCAACACATCGGCCATCTTGCGTGCAGATAAAGCAGCCCAGGGGGCTTTCTGGAAAGATATGGCAAATGTAGGAGCTGCCACGCCAAATGAAATCCGGAGAGAAATCGGTATGAGCCGGATTGAAAATGGAGACGAGGCTTTCGTACAGGTAAACGTGATGACGCTGAAAAATGCTGTAAAAGAAAAAATGATAGAAGGAAATCAAGAATAATCGGATTTTGTCAGACAAATGTTCCGTTAGAAATAAAACGATTTATGAGTGAACAAAAAGAAATGCTGGAACAGAGAAATACCACATTCCCTGTATCAGTGACAGAGGAAAATGAAAAGCGAACAGTAGAAGGATATGCCATGCTGTTTGGCGTAAAATCAGACGGACTGGATTTTGAAGAAGTGATTGAACGAGGTGCGCTGGATGGAGTGATTGAGAAAAGTGATGTATTTGCCCTACTCAACCACAACCGTGACAGAGGAATACTGGCACGCTCAGTCAACGGGAAAGGCTCACTGACATTGACAGTTGATTCAAAAGGGCTGAAATACAGATTTGAAGCACCACGCACGATGCTGGGAGATGAACTGCTGGAAAACCTGAGAAGAAACGAAATCAATCAATCTTCATTTGCCTTTACTGTAGCAGACGGTGGAGAGAAATGGGAAAGGATGAAAAACGGTAAATGGAAACGTACTATCAGCCAGTTTGCCAGGATATACGATGTTTCCCCTGTATACAATGCGGCATACAGCAAAACAACGGTCAGCATGAGAGGAAAAGAGCAGGCCGAAAAGGAACTGGAAGAACGGAAGGAAGTAAGTGAAGAATATTACAACAATATTATTAACAGTCTTAATTAGTAGGAATTATGGCGAAAGAAAAAACAAGAGTTGAACTGGCAGAAGAAAGAGGCCAGTTGTACAAAAAAGGCGTTGACCTGGTAAACAAGGCAAAACAGGAAAAACGCGAGTTGTCTAAAGAAGAAAAGGACCAGATTACAGAGATACAGCTTCGTATGACAGAAATCAATCTGGAACTGGCACAGCGTGATGCAATGAAGTTTGCAGACGAACATACTACTGGAGAAAAGTTCAGTCTGAGAAAAGCCTTGCTGGAACTGGCAGATGGAGGACATTACAGTGAGAACATACGAAAAATGAATGAGCGTGGTGCCGCATCATTGCAGAAATCGGGTATCATTCCGAAGAGTGGAGCATCATTGCTTATACCGGTTGAGTCACGTGCAGAAATTACTGCCGGCACTGCAGGTACAAACGTGATTGAAACGGACTTCATGAATATCGTGGAACCGTTGAGAGACAGATTGGTATTGGCCCAGGCTGGAGCAACCATGCTTACAGGGTTGGTATCTAATATCGACGTACCATCATATTCAGGAAGTACATCAAACTGGGCTGAGGAAAATGCAGCTGCAGAAGATGGTGCAGGTACATTCAGCAAAAAATCAATGAAACCAAAGAGACTGACATCCATCCTGAGAGTTTCAAGGCAAATGCTGGTGCAGGATTCTTTGGGCGTTGAAGCCATGCTGAGAGCAGACCTTATCAACTCAATCGCTTCAAAACTGGAAGCAACAATCCTGGGAGGTTCATCCACATCTACAGAAAAACCGGATGGATTGTTCACCGGTTATTCTACGCCAGCTGAAGCTTTGTCTTGGAAAGGTGTAGTAGGACTTGAAACTGAAGTTGATTTGGCTAATGCCTTGATGGGTAACACCAAATACATTGTACATACTTCTCTGGCAGGTCTGGCCAAAACCACATTGAAGAATGAAGGTGTAAGCGGATTTATCATGGAAGAAAACGGTCAGATGAACGGTTACGATACACTGCGCACAAACGCGGTACATTCAACTTCTACTGATTTCGGTGCTTTGTTCGGCAACTGGGCTGATTTACTTATCGGTCAGTGGGGTGCTTTAGATTTGACAGTAGATCCTTATACGGAGGCTGATAAGGCATTTGTTCGTATCATTGTCAATTCATATTGGGATGCTTGCTTGCGCCGTGACAAGTCAATTGCCAAGGCACTGTTTAAGGATCCTGCTAGCGTATAAGGAGGGTAAACGATGTATATCACTTTAGATGAAGCAAAGAAGCATCTCAATGTAGAATCAGACTTCACAGAGGATGATGAGTATATTTCATCACTGATTGAAGTAGCTGAAGCTAAGGTGGCTGCAGAGTTATGTTTGAAAAGTACGGATGACCTGAAAACCTTAAGAGGTGGAGAGGTCATCCCTCCTCCCATAAAGCAAGCCATTATGCTAACGATTGGTTTGTATTACAACAATAGAGAGGAGGTAACGGTATCACAGACTCATACGCTGGCTCAGGGAGCCTTACACCTTATCCAACTATATAGAGATTATTCACTATAACAGTATCACAATGAAGGCAGGTCAGTTACGAGACAGAATCACAATTCTAAAAAGAGAAATCACACAAAAGCCACATGGCGGAGAAAAATACTCATGGAAAGATTTCATAACCGTGAGAGCAACTGTAAAGTTTGCATCCGGTAAATATGAGGAAACAAACATGGAGTATGCTCACAATCAGGTGAACAAAGTGACAATCTACTACAGGTCTGCCATAAAGCGTGAAATGAGGGTGAGATACAACAACGAAATATACCAGATAAACTCCATCAACCCTGATCAATCTCATAACATGATGACATTAACAATAGAACTGGTCAATGAGTAGTTTAAAAAAAGATTACCTGGAGGTAACAATTGATGTAGCCAGAGTAAACAGGATGTTCAAAGAACTCAATCTAAGTACGGACGAATCCAGGAAAGCACTAAGAAGAGGACTGGCTGCATCTGCAAGAGTCATACAAAGACAAGCAAAATCAAATCTTAATACAGTTCAGAACAGAGCATCAGGAACTACACTGGCCGCAACCAACCTGAAAAAGTGGGTGCGATACGTGGTTTACAAAAGAACACTTGGATTCAGAGTACATATCCAAGAAAGCAAAGGAGCATCAAAGAAAGAAAATCCTTCTTTCCTTTTAAAGTTCTTTGAAGAAGGTACAGATGAACGCTTCAACAAAAGGATAAAAAAGGAAAGAATGTTTTCAAGGAGATTGAGAAAAGAAAGATATACTGGAAAGATTACCGCATCTCATTTCTTTTCAACAGCGTCAAAATCAAAGATTAATGAGGCACAATCAACCTTACAGAAACATATAGAAAAACATATCCAGAAAATAGCAAGCAAACGATGAACACCACAGATATATTCAGGTACATAAAGGAAAGACTGGAATCAGACAGCACCATACAAGAGATTATAGAAGGGAAAATATACCCTATTGCAATCATGCGTAATGTGAAGCTGCCGTATATCATTCAGAACGCAAAGCTGAATGCATCCAGTGACACCAAAGATGGAGAGTATGAAAGGGAAATCACATCTACGATAGCTGTGTTTGGCGAAAATCAGGATGTGCCGTTACAGCTCATATCGGAAATGGAAAGGTTGTTTTCCGGGAACGTGGTAGAAGTAGATTATCTGGATGTGTCGGAAATAAAAGTAAACACCTGGGATTTTGATGAGGATGATGGAGTGTTTGGTGGAATAATAGAATTAACCATTAAAATAGAGGTATAACTATGGCCAAAGCAAAAAAATTAAAAGGAAAAGATTTGATGGTATTTGTTCAGGACAAAGCCATCGCGCTGGCAACAAATCACACATTAAAGTTGACAGCAGAAACCGGAGACAGCAGTACAAAAGACTCCGGAGATTGGGGTGATGAAGAAATCACAAAAATGACATGGGAGGCAACATCCGAAAACTTATGCAGTGCAGATGAGGGAGTCAGCTCATACGAGAAAATGCTAGACTTAATGCTGGCTCGTGAACCTGTTAATATAAAAGTGGGAATACCTACGAACATTACAAATGATGAGGTTCCTGAAGGTGGATGGACTGCTCCTCAAAAGTATTACGGAGGAGAAGCATTGATTACAGACATACAGCTAAATGCTCCGAATGGAGATAATGCCACGATGTCAATCACGCTAACAGGAAAAGGTCAATTAACAAAACAATCCGGTGTAGGAGGATAATGCATGAAGAAAGTAAATATAAATGGTAAAGAACACGTGATAAAATATTCTTTGCGGTGCCTGTTTAAGTTTGAACAGCTTTTCGGGCACTCTTATCAGGGAAATACATCAGAGGAGTATTATCAATTGCTGCACGCATCCCTGTTTGCATACAATCCGGAATACACAATGACTTTTGATGAACTGATTGATGAGTGCGACAATAATCCAGGAATCTTCATTGCTTTTCAGGAAGAAATGACAGATGCATCACGCAGACTGACACAATACTTTGAAGATAAAAAAAAAGCGGAAGAAACAACGGAGAAACTATAAGTGTATCTGCTTTGTATGAAGAAATTGTAGGCAGGGGCGGCGTGTCTCCTGCCTATTTTTTTGAGGAAATGGACTTCAAAGAATGTATCGTATTTATGAAAGGAATGAGGAGGAAAGAACGGTCTGAACTTGAAAATACGAGACTGATCATGTGGGCTGTGTTGCAGAGTCAATCAAGGAGGACACTTGAACTGGAAGATGTGATGAAACTGGAAGATGAAGAAGATGATGAGACTGGAGTAGACCAGCAGGAACTGGAAGAATTAAGAAAACGAGCTAAAAAAATGGAGAAGAAACTATGAGTAACATATTCACGAGATTATTGCTTAATACAGACGGATTCAGTAAGAATCTATATAAAGCACAAAAGGAGCTGAGAGGATTTGCAGCCACATCTAAAGGGGTATTTAGTGGACTGACCACCTTCACAAGCTACGCGGCCGCGTTTGTAGGGATAAGCACTTCCATTCATTCAGCTGTAACGGCCAACATGGAATTTGAAAAGTCACTTTCATCCTTGCGGTCATTGACTGGTGTATCGGCTCAGGAGTTGAATTATTTCCGGACCGAAGCAATACGCATGGGAATGGATTCTACTCAGTCAGCCTCACAGATGGTAGACGCATTCAAGTTGATAGGTAGCCAAATGCCGGAATTGTTGAAAAACAAAACCGCGTTGACTCAGACGGCTGAGGCTGCAGTGGTGTTGGCTGAGGCTGCAGAGCTGGATGTACCTACAGCAACAAAGGCTTTAACCGGGGCATTGAATCAGATGGGAGCCAGTTCATCGGAAGCTGCAAACTATATCAACATACTGGCCGCAGCATCACAGCAAGGTAGTGCAGACATTCCCTATCTGAATAAGGCCATAGAAAACGCCGGTGGTGCAGCCAGCAGTACAGGTGTAAAGTTTAATGAGCTGGTGGCCATTATTGAAGCCATTGCACCCAAAATCACAGATGCGGCATCAGCTGGTACCAACCTGAGAAATATATTCCTGACGTTGGAAAGTTCCGCAGACCAGAATTTAAGACCGTCTGTAGTAGGATTAAGTACAGCCATTGATAATCTTTCAAAGATGAATCTGGATGCTGTACAGCTTACCAAAATGTTTGGTAAAGAGTCTGTAACGGCTGCAATTGCTATACTTCAGGAGAAAGATGCATTTGATGAATTGAGCCAAAGCATTAAGGATACCAATACAGCTTATGACCAAGCAGCGATTAATAATGATAATCTGGCCGGAAGTATCGGGAAACTGCAAAGTTCCTGGACTTCATTCATTAATACAATGGCCGGGAGTAACGGTATTTTAAAAGGTATTGTAGATGATCTGAGAGATGCTGTCAACTGGGCAAACAGAGCAATGATGACAGCAGATGAAAGGTATCAATACGATACACAGAATTCAAGAAGAATAGAAAGAGAAGAATCTAACAAACGTATTCAAAAATACATAGATAGTGGAATGAGCAGAGAGGATGCTTTAAATAAAGAAATCCAAACTGCAAACTATATGTATCCAGAAGCAAAAGCATATCAAGTACGTGAAAGAGATGTTGAAAAAAAGAGGAAAGAATGGGAAAGAGCAAAATTAGTAAATATCAATGGAGCTGCATTCGAAGAAGAAAAAGCGTACAAGGAAGCGGTAAAACTACTTGAAATATCTAAAAATGAATTTACAATGCGCCAAGCAATTTATGACAATGTGGAGGCGCAAAGAAAAAGCTTAGAACAGGCAAATAGAGAACAAGAAAAAGCAAAAGCGGGAGCAGAAGCCGCTGCAAAAGCAGCAAAAGAAAAAGCTGCAGCAGAAGAAGCCGCACGATTGGCCAAAGAAAAAGCATCCAGGCCAGAGGGATCCATTGCAGATGTAGAATACCAGATTTCACAAAAAAAGAAAGAAATATCCGTAGCAATATCAGATAATGATAGAATAAGATTAAGTACGGAGCTGGATGAACTGGTACAGAAGAAACGATACATGGACTTAGCTGTAAAGTACAGTCAACCTGCATTTGATACAAAACAAATTGCAGACATGGCAAATGCAAAGTCAACATTTAGCAAGATGGCCAGACTTCCTGATGGATGGAATAAAATAAACACGACAAAATGGGATAATCAGGGTATAAAAGACCAAATCAATGCGATGAATGATTATCAGAACGCGATAAGTAGTGTTGAATCAGCACTATCAAATCTATCTGGAACATTCGATAGTGACTCACAAAATGCGTTCAGCTATTTTGCGAATATCATACAAGGAGCTGCACAGGCTGCAACAGCCATAATGGCATTAATACCGGTGAAGAAAGCGGAAGCTAATGCAAATGCTGAGGCTGCAGTAACAGGGGCTGCAAGTTCAGTGGCATCTATACCATTTGTCGGAGCGGCAATGGCCGTAGCGGCCGTAGCTGCTTTGATTGCATCAATGGCCGCAATTCCCAAATTTGCGAAAGGAGGTATCATTGGAGGCTCATCGTTTTATGGAGACCGTCTGCTGGCACGTGTCAATTCAGGAGAAATGATTTTGAACAAAGAACAGCAGAAGTCACTCTATCAGATGACGTCTGGAGAGAATGACATTAACATCACATCCTTCAAGGTAAGAGGTGATGAACTGTTTTTAGTATTGAAAAATTATATGAAAAAGACCGGGAAAAAATTATGAGTTACGGACTGATTTATACGATACCATTTGAGAGCTCAAAGGGTGTTGCTTATGTAATTGAGATTGAAAAAGAAGATTATACAGGAGAATCTACGGAACTGGAACCGGATGAATCACCTATAATAGTGACACCGAATGATGATGATTTCCTGTACACGCCAATACGGTCATCATCGGCAACAATCAATGTGATAGGTTCAGACTATCTGCAGCAGCTGTATTCTACGGAATACAGGCAATACAGAGTAACATTACTACAGGGAGACAAGGTGTGCTGGTGCGGTTTCATAAAACCGGAATTATACACGCAGGAATATGCAGATGAAGTATTCACGCTGTCAATAGAATGTGTGGGATGCTTTGATGTGCTGGAGAATGTAGATTTTTCAGTGGAAGAAAAGACATCAAGAACAGTTTGGGACTTGCTGGTAAAGATGGTGGAAGAAACAAGAACAAGATACCATGAGATACTGATACCTCATGTGTATGCGTTGACTGAAGCGGACTATAACGCATGGAACAGTCCGATGAAAAGTTTGTCGGTTGCCGACCAGAACTGGTACGATGAGGATGATGAGTCTATGACTTGCAAAGAGGTGCTGGAAGAGATAATGAAATTGTTTGGGTGGACGGCTACAGACTGGGGAGGATGCATGGCCATCGTAGATTATGACAATATGGACGGAAAGTATTATAGGCATAACATATCTGATAGTAGGATAAGTGAAAGCTACGAACAGAAATCAGTCACAGTTCACGTAATACAGAATATTGGATATGATGGTGATAACCACACGTTGGATGTAATGGGAGGATACAACAAAGTAAAGATTGTTTGTTCAAATTACAACATCTCAGAACTGGTACCGGAAATGGATTTCAATAATGACACTGAGATTTTTGAGATACCAGATGATGTGGTAATAAACATTAGTGGATTGGAAAAGTATACCACACATAAAATGTTCCTGACATCCGACAAGTGGGAATTAATTACTTATGATGAAAATGGGAATCTTATAGAAGAAGATATTGATGCATATAAGGGAAGAACGAATGAATTAACAGGTGCATTTCTGGCGAAGGTATGTGGGTATAGCAGTAAAAGGCCGGCAGACGGACAGCCGTTTGTGGATGAAATCTCTGAATATTCGTATGACGAATGTATCCAGCTAAGAAAGACAAATGGCGAGTCATATACATCTGTCTTCACAGGTAATGAGCCTGTTCTGAAGATAAAATCATCTTATGCGCAATACCAGGATGGAATATTCTGCATAGGCGGTGAATTAAGACCTATATTCCGGAAGGATATGGCTTATGATCCAAATGGATATGACGGGCCATCAAGAGAGACACAGTACATTCCATGCAGTGTAAGAATCGGAGACAAATACTATAATCCTACGGAAGGATGGACAAATGAGATATGTATCTTCAATGTGTACACTGAATTGCCTGATTCGTACAATAATTTCACAAGCATTGCAAATCGAAAAACTCTGTCTATGCCATATCCTGGAGCAAATGGGTATGTAGTTACAATACCAGATGGAGGAATAAGTGGAGATTTGGAATTTACAATATATGGGAATAAGGGAGATGTATTGATTCAGCAACCGTATGGATGGTATCTGAAAGACCTTTCATTCAATTTCTATAAGCAAAATTTGAATGAAAAAGATGATTCAGAAGATGACAGGACCTACGAAAATGAGGTGAACAAATCTTACATAAATGAGGCTGATGAGATTGAATTAAAGCTATCAACGTACAATGAAGATGGGGCTTGCTATTCAAAGTTGATTAAAAGTTCAGGTGGATACCTGACAGATGATTTGTACTGCAGCCATGTGGCTGGTAATGTAAGGCTGGAAGAAATGCTGATAAAGAGAATAGTCAATCAGTACAAATCATCAAGATTCAGGCTGACTCAGGAGGTATGCATTACAGATATAATACCATTCGACACGATAACAGATGAGAGCCAGGACGGGAAAAGATTTGTATATACAGGAGGTGAGATAGACTACCAGCAGGATACAATGTCAATAATCATGTTAGAGAAAGAATGAAAAGAATTGTCAGACAAATTCTACGTTAACAATAAAAGTAATATGATAGATGTAAACATCAACATAATCACACGTACTATCCCGGCCACTCCGAGGTCAAAGAATTATCCGCAGGGATATAGTGTAACAAGAAATAAGAGGTATGTTACTACAGAAGTAAAGATGAGCAATCAGGTACAGAGTCGTGCAGCATCACTGAATCAGATAGATATAGTACAGCTTGTGAGAGAGAATAGAGAAAATGTGATAGCAGCTCTGATGGATGGAAACGGAGTCTTGTCAGTAAGAGGTTCAATCCGTGCCACCGGAAGTATTGACGCAAACCAAACATTTGATTGATATGGGAGTGATAAAAGGTCGAGATTTAGCCATCTGGTTGGAAGAGTCAGAAACGAATTTAAAGCGTCTGGCAAAAGACAGGTCATGTTCCATATCGGTTGAGGCTGAAACCAAAACAGTTACAGGAAAAACAAATGGAAAGTGGGTAAAGAAAAGAGCCATCAGGCTTTCATGGAGTATGACATCATCACATCTATACACACATGACGGATTTGATTATCTGTTTGAAAAGATGGTGAACATGGAGCCTGTTATAGTTACCTTCTCCCCTATCCGCTCAACCATATACGATGAACAGACTTGGGATGATACAAAGAGATACCGTGGAGAAGCATACATCACACAGTTATCCGGTTCTGCAGATTTGGGAGATATAGGGCAAGTATCAATATCACTGGAAGGTTCCGGACCATTATCACGGGTAGACTTTACTGATGAATCTGGAAGAATATTTGACAGAACATTTGATGACAAATTTGAATAACAACAAAAAGGAAACAATATGGCAAAAGAATTAAGTGTCTTACAACAGCAGGCTGAGACCATCAAGACAGAAGTAAATAAAGGTGCCAATACATCCAGCAGGATCGGTGGAATGTTTGGTGATATGCTGGAATATAATGAGGAGAAACTTACCGAGCTAGAAAACAAAACGGCTGGAGTTAATTATGTAATTTGCGAAACAGCGGCTGGTACAGCAGCTAAAACGGTATCTATTACTGGACTTACAAGCCTTACAACAGGCATACGTCTGCTTGTTAAGATGGCCAACATAAATACAGCAAGAAACGCTACTCTTAATATCAACTCATTGGGAGCAAAGCCGTTGTACTACGATAATGAGCGTGCATCAAGCGACAACTCATGGGAGGCTGGAGAAGTAATTGACGTTTACTATGATGGCACAAACTTTTATGCAGGTAATGTACAGGGTGGAAGTTCGGAAGGTAGCAATAAAATACTTACTTGGAATACTGATGCAGATACTACAAGAAAACAAGTTCCTTCTAAAGAGCGTAAAGCTGGAATGCAAATTAGTTACCTTCACCCTGACAATGGGTGGGTTAATGAGCAGTATATTGGAACTGAAACTATTGATACTGAATGGGAAAAGAATGATAATTGGAGTGTATTCAGTATGGTTGAATATGAAATAGGTGATAATTTTATCAACGGAGATTTAACTCATTTTATATCAGGTAAATATATTGGTACAAACGGGCAGATTTATAGTGGTGGCTCAAATGAGTATGTCACAAATTTCTTAAAAGTAAAAAAAGGAGAAAGAATAATTGTAATAACAAAGATAAAAAAAACTGCAAATGCTTTATCATTTTATACGAAACAAAATGAAAAATCGTATGTTGAAGGTTTAAATGGGTTTGATGCTGAGCATATTCCAAATATTAGTAGCAAGACTCAACAGTCATTTGTAAAAATAGAATACACCCCAGAACAAGATGGGTACATACGAGTTTGTTTCCAAGAGTTTAGCCTAATGTTTCAGGATTATCTTACCTATAATCCCCCTGCAATAATTAGCGGGAAAGATTATGATGAAATGCTAAAAGATGCAGAATTAAATACAGATATTGAGTTATCGCCTATATCTGGGAAATATTATAGAGGCTATATTACAAAAAATAATAACAAAATGACCGTTGTAAATAGTTCAAATGAAAATGATAGAGTATATTTCGTATTTGTGCCAAAAGGGTGTAAAATCAAGGCTATTACAGCACAAATTAATTGCTTTATAGCCTTTAAGGAATTTATTGATAGCTTATTTGTACATCCTATGACTTTTGAAAGGAATCAAGTGCAACTTGAGCTATTAGCAGAAGAAAATTTATATATTGGTATTGGCTATACCCCTACTATGGGTGATGTGTTTGATGGTAAAAAACTTCCTTATGTATCCATAAAAGGGAAATTAAAGCAGCTCGATGAATCTATTAATTCTAAAGAAGATATTTTACTTAAAGATATAGACGGCGTGCAAGACCATTCATTGGAAAATCTATTTAACCCTAAAACAACTTTATCTTACGATTCTCCATTTGCAGACAATGTATATTCTGCAATAGGAAGAAAAACTGATGAGACAGGATGCTATTCTGCCCCTATTCCATGTAAAGAGGGTGATTACTTCACACGAACAGGATTAGGAACAGGTATTGTTGTAGTAATGGATTCTTCCGGGAATATACTTGGCGATGTCAAAAATGCTGCATATAGCTCAACAATTCAGATTAAGGCTTCCGATGGGCAAGACTTCTCTGCTGCTGCATCTGTTTCATTTGTCGTAATGATAGAAGAAAAAAATGATGTTAAGATAGTAAAAGCCAAATATGTACCTTCAGGCACTGGAGACTTTATAACTATCCCAAATTTACAGATAAAACAGGAAAATATGTCTCCAGATATAATTAATTATGTAATGGGGGCATCAGGAAAACGATATGAGTTATATATAGATGATTCTGGAGATTCTCCTTTATTAAAAGTAGTTGCCTTAGAAGGAATACCATCCTCACAGCTCCCATCTGACTTCCCAGAACTTAAAGTAACAGGTGATTTTTCTAAATATTATGATTACATCATCCTTTCCATGAGAAATGCGGGTACTCCATATCTTGTTCAAATAAATTCAAGAGGAGAAGTTGTCCGTTATCTACAAAAAGATATTACCTGCTTTAAGACGATTGTTGAAAATGGGAAAAGGTATTACTATGGTTCTACGGGGAGTCCTAACGCTTCAAGCGGTGAGTTGTTAATATATGAGGAGAACGGAGAAACATTTAGACAAGTTGGAGAATCTGCTAAGTTTACTACTGGAGAGGTTATTGAACCCCATGATACTTTAGTAATAAGTGTTAGTGAAAAGCATTATATTCTTCAAAGATATGTTCCTAATTCAGTTACAACTGTTGATGGTGAACAAAAAACTGTAACTTCTCTTCATGTGGAAGAGCAGTATAATGGTAAAAGAGTATGGTTATGGAAATCTGAAGATTATCCAGAACTTTGGGAAGATAGTCATAATAATGGAAATAATTCAGATTATTTGCATAACAATACTATATGGTTGGATAAAGATGGGAATCTTTGTTTAAATAATAAATATGCTAATCAAATACTTGTTATTGAAAGAACTTGGGATGATGAAACTCATATAGGTAGTATAGGAAATATTATTTGGAAGATAGGTGGAGATAGCAATAAGCCTGATTATGATATACCTACGCGAATTAAGACTACCTCTACGCAGCAATGGTTTGAAAGCCACAGCGCGATAGTTAATTCTAATGGACTTTGGAATATGTTTGACAATAGAGGTAGCGCACCATCAAGAATACTTGAATTTGAAGTAGATTATGACGCAAAAACTTTAAAAGAAGGAACATTTAAGGCATACACTATGAAGTCATATTTCGGGCGATACCAAGGTAGTGCAGATAAATTAGGAGAAGGAATATACCTTGTAAGCTGGGGTTCAACGAAATCATCAGGAACGCCTATGCTCGGCGTATATGACTTTAAAAACAATAAGACAATATTTGAAATGGATTCTGATAACATTGGGCGTTCAGTATATAGAGTTTATGGATTTAAAAAATAATAAGTTGAGAAATATATTAAGAGGATTGTATATACTTTATCCGTATATACTTTGCATATTGTTTTGGGTAGTAATTTTAATTTTTGTTTTATGAAAACATTAGACAATTTAATCAACAAAGTGGGGAACGACAAAGTTCTCCACTTCCTTGGTGGTGGACTTATCTGTTCGTTAGTTTCATTTGTAGCAATTTTGCAGGAACATGATTTAACACCTTGGCAACAAGTGTCAGCGGTGTTAATAGGAACAATTTCCGTATTTATTCTTTCTATAATGAAAGAAGTATTAGCGGATGATAAGACCGACTGGTATGATGTTCTCGCATCCATTTTAGGATGCATTCCGGTATTTGTTGCAGTAGGACTTGGAACGTGGTTTAATGTTCTTTCCATGTATTTTCTGAACATAGACTTACTTTTTTAGGAGCCATACTTTTCCTGATGAATAAAATGTATGAATTAAACCCGAAAGCAAGATTAGTTTTTGTATTAGGTACGACTTACGCATATAATGAAGGTAAATCCAACTTAGAACTTGTACGCAACGCTTGGAATATACATATTATAGATTTATGGGGGAAAATAAATACATCTTTGCCATCAATTAAATATTTATATTCTGAATATACAGGTGTTGATGGAGGGCAAAAAATTGTAGAATAACTCGGTAAGTTTAAAAGGGAGATGTTTCTCCCTTTTTTGTTTTTTGTCAGACAAATGTTTCGTTAAAGATATATCACTATAAAAAATAAAAGCAATGAAACAAAAATTAATCGTGATGGCTATTGTAATAGTCATAATTGTTGGATTGCTGGCTTATTACCAGTATGTAAAATTTTGGGTGAGTATAGTATCAACTGGAGCGTTCTTGTTTGGTGTGTTCTTGGGATGGTTAGCAAAAGGATGGTCTGACAAACATATAAGCTAATGGAAAAGTATGTAGGGTTTATTACGCAGGATTTACGGGCTGGCGTGGCAATTATATTCGCCTGCCTTGTGCTTATCGTTTTTGCCTGTCTGTTGGATATGTGGACCGGAATCGACGCAGCCCGCGCCAACAAGGAAAAGATATGCAGTCGGCCACTGCGTAAGACTGGTACGAAAATTGTGGACTATTACAGGCTGGTTATGTTCTTCATCCTAATTGATATTCTGGGGCTATGCTTCCCATGGTATAACTTACCCTACGGAGCAGTCATCGGTACAGCTGGAGTTCTGTTTGTCGAAGGATTTTCTGTAGTTGAGAATCTCAGAAAGAAAAAGAGCCATGCAGCAGATGTGGCCGATATGGCTGCCAAGATTGTAGAATGCCTCACGCCAGAAGAAGCGCAGAAAATTATTAAGAAAATAAAGGAGGAGAAAAAATGAATAAGATAGATGCAATCGTAGTTCACTGCTCGGCCACACGCGCCGGGCAGGATATTGGTAAGAAGGAAATCACCCAGATGCACCTGCAGAGAGGGTTCAGCACGATTGGGTACAACTATGTGGTAAGGCTGGATGGCACGGTAGAGGTCGGCCGCAGTCTGACTATTGACGGCGCCCATTGTAATTCTAAGGGATTTTCCGGAGTATCATATAACAAACACAGCATTGGTATCTGCTATATCGGTGGGTTGGATGCAAACGGTAAGGCAGCCGACACCCGAACGCCGGAACAGAAGAAGGCACTGGCCAAGCTGATTAAGGAGCTTTGCGGAAAGTATCAGATTGTCGAGGTGTTGGGGCATCGTGACACATCGACTGACCTGGACGGTGATGGTATCGTAGAACCAGATGAGTGGACAAAGATGTGTCCTTGCTTCGATGTGCGTGCGGAATATCCTTTTATCCCAGAAATCGTAGTGAAGCCATGAAGTTATACGAATACATAATGGATAAGGGGAGCTGGTGCATTACGCTGGCTCCATTTATGTGCCTCGTTCTCATTTATTCCTGCCAGACAGTGAAGTATGTTCCGGTTGAAACCAAAGCTGATAGCGTGGTAATAGAAAAATTAGTTGAAGTACAGATTCCTCCTGACAGTGCCACCATCCGGGCGTTGTTAGAGTGCGACGAGAACGGGAAGGTCGTACTGAACTGGCTGGATATCGCCAACAGCAGGAACGCACAGGCGCAGCTTACCATCGATAGTCTGGGCAACCTGCTGGCGAATATAAAGACACAACCCGATACGGTCTACCTGCCGTCCAAGGAGGTGAAGGTCAACAAGGAGGAAAAGGTGCCTTATCCGGTCGAAAAGGAGTTAACTAAGTGGCAGAAACTCTGTGTTAATGTGGGAGGCTGGGCCATCGGGATAGTGATTATTACAATTCTGATTGTGGGCGGCCGTATAATCTACAAACTGAAGAAATAA